CTTTCAGGTTCAGGTTCATTTAATAATTTGGTATTTTATAGCCGTGACGGCACAGGATTGAATGAGGCATTACGTCTTGATTACCTAAAGAATGCCACATTCGCGGGTGATGTTGACCTTACGGATGGTATCTTAACTGTAGATGGTGGTACATCTGATATATCTGCACACTTCCTAAGTAGCGATGCAGGTAGTTCCATTGTTATAGGGGATAATACTAGTACTGCTAATGGTAACCGTATTCGTGCAGTAGGAGACACCATCAGAGTACGAACGGGTGGAACTGATAGGGTTACTATCTCTAACACCGCAGCCACATTCGCGGGCAATATATACGCACCCAGTGGATCAGCAACAGTCCCGTCCATTAGTTTTAGTGGTGACACCGACACTGGCTTTTCAAGAGTAAATGCAAACTCCATTGAATTTGTTATGGGCGGCACACAAGCTATAACTGCGGATGCTTCTTCAAACTTTTATCCTATTGGTAACTACGGTGTTGGCGGTGCTTTACTTGGTACTTCTTTTGTTAGATGGGGTAGCGTATTTGCTGACATTGGTAACTTCTCGGGCAACATCAACGCAGTAGCAGGAGGCATAAACCTCGGCGCAACGGGTTCGGCTAATCTGTTGGATGATTATGAAGAGGGCACTTGGACGTTAGTTATATCAGACGCATCTAGCAGCGGAAATCTTGCAGTATTTACTCAAGAATGCACATACACTAAAATAGGGAGGCTTGTTACCGTAGAAGGTTCAGCTTTAAATATAAACACAGCAACAAATTCAATGACCTCAGGAAATAACTTATATTTTAGAGGGCTTCCTTTTGTATCTAGTAGTAGCTCAAATGGTGTAGGGGGGGCCGTCATACAACAATTCGCGCTTGGTTCTGCGACATATGTAAATATGAGTGTTCAGCCGAATACGGATTATTGTTTCCTTAGAACGATAACTTCTGGCGGGGGAAGAAATCAACTTAGAGTTAGTTCAATTACAAGCGGTGTTTCTGACGTCGAACAGTTCACATTAACATATCATGTTTAGGATAATACAATGACTATATATACAGAAGAAAAAGAACTACAAGTAACCCTTGACGAAGCGGGTAACAAATCAATCCGCACAACTACTATCACATATAAAGACGGTGTGGAGGTTGGTTCAACTAATCATCGGCATGTAATCAATGCAGAGGACGATGTTCCCGCAGACTTAGCGGCGTTCATCGAGGGCAAGAAGGGCAAGCAGCCACCAAGTGGAAATCCAGATGTTTAATATAGATTTCTCACGAATGAAAATGCCTAAGCGACAGACTGAAAGTATTAGAAAATGTTTGATGTAAAACGTATTAAGTTCCCCAAGCTCATCGTCAAGACTGACCAGAAGGGTTGGTTCAAGGGGTTGGGGCTACATCATGCGAGCATCGTTGCCTTTGGCATATTACTAGGTAGCTTACTAGGTATCGGTGGGTTCATGGCGGCATTCGGTGCGGGCTTCTATGCCTGTAAAGAATACGGCCCTCAGATATATCCAAGGGCGTATTTTGAGATTATGGACTTCGCATCGCCTTTGATAGTTGCGATTATATATCTAGCTATAGGGTAATATTATTAACTAAGGAAGTCGTATGGCGTTGCTACCACTACAAATACCGATGGGATTTCGGAAGAACGGCACTGATTACGAGAGTGCAGGCCGATGGCTTGACGGTAACTTAGTTCGTTTCTATGAGGGTAGCTTACGTCCTATTGGCGGTTGGCAGACTAGGGCTAGCTCTGCCTATTCTGGTGTTGCTCGTTCAATGCACACATGGGAAGACTTATCTGGTGCAAGACGAATATCTACTGGTACACACGACAAGCTATACTTCACATCAGCCGGCAACGTTACCACAGATATTACTCCCGTGGGACTTGTCGCGGGTAATGTAATTGCAGATTACAATTCTGGTTTCGGTGGTGACTTTTACGGCACTGACTATTATGGAACTACAAGAGCCGATAGCGGCAATTACTCAGAAGCCACGACATGGTCGCTTGATAACTGGGGTGAGTATTTAGTAGCTTGCTCTGTAGCTGACGGCAAGCTATGGGAGTGGCAACTAAATACGGCTACTAAGGCTGCTCAAATATCCAATGCGCCTGTAAATAATCTAAGCCTATTAGTTACTGAAGAAAGATTCTTATTGGCACTAGGTGCAGGTGGAAATTCAAGAAAAGTTCAATGGTGTGACCGTGAGGATAATACGCTATGGACACCTGCCGCGACTAACGAAGCCGGTGATATTGAACTACAGACTAGCGGTCAAATCATGGCAGGGGTTAGGACACGAGGACAGTCACTTATACTTACTGACATTGACGCTCACTCATGTACTTATGTCGGCCCTCCATATGTTCACAGTTTCGAGCGTGTAGGTAGTGGCTGTGGCTTAACGGGACGTATGGCTATCACATCTACAGATGTAGGCGTATTCTGGATGGGCAAGAAGAATTTCTTCCTATACAACGGGTCTTCCGTACAAGAAGTCCCTTGTGAGGTTCAAGATTATGTGTTTGGCGATATTAACCCTGCACAATTATCTTCCGCTTGGTCTATGAATGTAGCTCAACATGGCGAGGTCTGGTTCTTCTTTGCGTCAGCAGCCAGTACAGAAATTGATAAATACGTTGCCTATGATTATCGTGAAAACCATTGGATTATAGGGTCTATTCCTCGCACGACAGGCGTGGATAGCGGAGTATTTAAAAGTCCGATAATGGTAGACGTTACCGGAAATCTTTATAATCATGAGCAAGGGTATACTTACGGCGGACTAACTGTATTTGCTGAGTCTGCACCAATTAATATCGGTACTGGCGATCAAATAATGTCGGTTAATAGGCTGATACCTGACGAGCTAACGCAGGGTCAGGTTGAAGTTACTTTTAAGACAAGATTTTATCCCAATGACGTTGAACGATCATATGGGCCATATAGTATGTCAAACCCTACTGATGTAAGGTTTGCAGGGCGACAGGTTAGAATGAGAGTTACTGGCGCAGCCTTTGCAGACTGGAGAGCCGGCATAATGCGTGTCGATGCTACAACTAGGGGCAAGAGATGAGCGCCCCAAGCTTACCACCAGTAGGAAGTGATTGGAAGATATGGGGTAGGCAGTTAGTTGCCTATCTTAAAACTGCCATGCCTAAGCTACAATGGAAAAAGGCAAGCGACATTCCCTCTGACAATGGCATTATCTTATGGGACGAAATTAATAAATATCCAGTAGTTTCTAAGGATAGCGTATTTAGACAGGTTGTTCTGGCAGATGGCTATGCGGCATTCTCAAGAGCTACAGACGTAACAGCCGCATTAGCAGATACGGCATACGTCATAACTTATGACGCACCTGCCTTTTCTAGCGGTATTTCTCGTGGCTCACCAACTAGTAGACTTGTATTTGCTGAAGGCGGTAATTTTCTTTTATCCTTTACAGCTCAAATATATAGTTCTAGCGGATCAACTAAGACTTTCTACTTCTGGCCTAGAATTAATGGCGTAGATGTCGCCGGTGGATCGTCCATAAGGGCTGCGTTATCAGCTAACGGCGAGACGACAGTAGTCTCAAGATCATCAATATTTACAATAGCGTCAGGCGATTACTTAGAGGTCGGTTATGCCTTTAGTAGTACGAATGCGGCATTAAAGGCTCTTACGGCTACAGCATTTGCACCTGCCACACCATCAACCACGTTATCTATTTGTAGGATATCTGGATGAGTGAGCTAGATCGGTGTAGGAAATGGCTTGAGTCGGCACTTGAATATGCAGGTGGTACGCACGAGTGGAGCGATATAGTTGACAGTGTGTCAACAGGTAGAATGCAACTATGGCCGGCAGAGAAAAGTGGTGCTATTACAGAGATTTTATGTTATCCTCGCAAGAAGGTATTACATGTATTCCTTGCGGGTGGCGACATGATAGAATTAGTCAATATGATAGAAGATGCCTCAAGGTGGGGCGTATCTCAAGGATGCAAATCTATAACCATGAGTGGTCGTAAAGGTTGGCAGCGTGTATTAAACAAAGATGATTGGTCGTTGAAGGCAGTCACAATGGGAAGGGAACTATAAATGTCCAAGGGCGGAACCACAACGACAGGGGTAGAAATACCAGATTATCTAAGGCAGCCTATTGTCAATAATCTAAATCGCGCTGAGCAAGTAGCTCAAATGGGTTACACACCATACTATGGCCCTGACGTAGCAGCTCAGACACCAATGCAACAGGCAGCTATTGGCAATATAAGCCAAGCGGCTAATGCTTTTGGCTTAGGCGGCGGTAATATTAATAGTTCAACTGGTATGCCAGATGCTCAAACCTACGCCGGTGGCGTTCAAGGTTATTCATCTGCGCCTGTATATCAGCAATCTCTTGATACACTACAAGCTAATCGTCCCGATCAGTATAACGCCATTGAGGGGATGTTTAACCCTTCTGGCAATTACGATAATACCTACACTAGCGGGTACGGCCAAGGTGGCCAAGGAGGCGGCGGTCAAGGTGGTGGCGGCATTTTAGGTACAGGAGTTACAGGAGAAGGCCTTTTAAATGCAGGGATGACTGGATTGGTTGTTAATAGCTTAACTGACGGTGCTTTAGTTGATGGTCTAGGTAAAGCAGGTTCATATGTCGGTAATGCACTAGGTATCGGCGGAGGTGCAGCTCAAGCTGCCCCTGCCATCGCTTCTGCCTTAGCTCCTGCAAGTGGGGCTGTTTCAAGCCTAGCAGGAACGGGAGCTGCTAGTTTCTTTGGCGGCGGCGCTCCTGCTGCAAGTGGATTAAGTATTGCCGGTGGCGGTGCGCCTCTAACAAGCGCATTTACGGCAGGAGGATTCCCTGCCGCTACAGGGCCAGTGGGTGGTGTTGCGGGCGGCGGAGGCGGTATTGGCGGACTATTTGGCGGTCAAGCATTTGGCGGTGGCGGTGCAGGTACATTAGGTGCTATCGCTGCTCCTGCGGCATTGTTTGCGGCATCTATTCCCGCATCTAAGTTTATTGCCCGTGACGTATTAGGGTTCGGCAGTGAGACTGACGCACGAAGAGATCAGCTAGCAGATTGGTCAGAGAACAGTGGTTTTGATGATTACAAGTCAATGGTTTCTTCTGAGAGCGGCATGGATTATGGAGATTATATTGAGAGCAAACGCCCTCCTACTAATCCCTTCCAAGCTGAACTTAATGCAATTGGTAATTCAGGTGACAGACAGTATGAGGAGGAACAGGTTATGAATATGTTCCAATCTCCATATGGCAAGAAATTAATGAGCGACTTCTACGCACAAAACCCAGATTGGTATACACCAGAAGGCAAGCGTGTCTTCACAGCTCAAGAAGCCTTTGCTCCAGACGGTTCAAGTATGGGATTTAATGAGGCGGGTGTAGCGAGAGATCGTGCGGCTCAGGCGTGGTATGATGGTGGTCAAGTTGGCCCTAACCCCGCAAGTGAATATGTATCAAATGTACTAAATAGAGATGACTATGGCATGATAAATGGCCTTGGTTTTAAGCAGACAAGGAATTAAATATGGCTAATGCAGGAAATCCTCAAAACGTAGCTCAGGCAGTATCGGCAGACAAGGGATATGGTATGCCTCCGGCAGACAAGGGTATGCCTTGGCGAGGACGGCCAGTTAATCCTAGGCTAGGCTTTGATAATGAAAATAACTATAGTGGGCCACAAGGGATAATGGGTACTCTTGGATCGTCCCAAAATCCACAAGGTTTAGGCCAAGTTTTGCGAGGTATAGGCAAAAACATAGGTCAAGTTATGACACCACAGCAACCAAGCAACCAAGATCCACAGCAACCAAATGTCTATCAGCAATCAGCAGGTGCTTATGGCGATGCCTTGGGAGCTACTTCGAACCCATTAGCTAACGGCATGATTGCCAATGCTGATTTAAGTCAATACACAAATCCGTATGAAGATCAGGTAGTTCAAAACACAATGAACGACTTGGAGCGTACTCGACTTATGCAACAAAACCAAATGGGCGCAAGTGCATCTAGTGCAGGGGCATTTGGTGGTAGTCGTCACGGTGTAGCTGATGCTGAAACTAACCGTGGCTTTGCAAGACAAGCCGCAGATACGTCAGCTCAATTACGTCACGCAGGATATAACCAAGCACTTACAAGTGCCGGTCAAGATGTGGGATATGGACTAGACCAAGGTCGACAACTTGGCAGCCTCGCTAATATGGGCTTTGGCTTTGGACAAGACATTACTTCACAGCAACAGCAAGTTGGCCTTCAGCAGCAAGCGATGAACCAAGCACTTATAGATGCCTCAAAGGCACAATATGCCGGTTATACTGGATCGCCATTAGGCTCTTTAAATGCTCCACTAGCCGCGATTGGCGCAGGTGGTGTTGGTCAGCAAACGCAAACCCAAGAGAAAAATGCAGGGCTTTATGACTATCTTTCATTAGCAGCATCTTTAAAGGGAGCTAAGACGTGAATATTATTAAAAACAATAATCCTTTACAAGGTAACTTTAATCCTCAAGGACTGCCGCAATGGTCTGGCGGGCAACAAGTGCCACCACAAGCACAACCAGTACCTCAGCAAGCTCCGCAGCAAGCTCAACCAGTACCTCAGCAAGCTCCTCAAGGCTTACTAGGGCGCATTGGTAGCGGCTTGAAGCAAATGACAAGTAGTCCTGACTTCTATGACCGTATGGCTGTAGGTTTAGGTGGCATGACAACTAACCCAAACGTTGGGTTAATCAAGATGTCACAAGATCGTATTGCTCAACGTCAAAAGATGGGTGCTAGTAATGCAACGGCACAGGCTGTTATTGTCCAATTAATGAAGATGGGGAAGCATGAAGCCGCCGCTATAGTCAGGGCTGTCCCTGCAATGGCACAAGAAGTTCTTAACGAGGTAATGTTAAATGAGAGAAAGGGTGCTAGTCCCACAGCAAGTCCTGTTCAAATTGACGAGGACACAGGACAAAAGTATCAGGTTGTGTTTGATTCAGATACTATGACTAATGTTAGAGTTGATGTAGAGGGTGCTTTTGGACAGACATCAGCAGAGAAGACTCAACAGGCTAATCAAACACAATTAGATCTTTCCGACATGGAAGAGGCAAGAGAAGCGGGTGTTCGTACATATGATGAACTAAAATCGCTAAGAAAGAATACAAATGGATTAATGGAGGCTAGAGAGCTTGTTGCTTCTGGCAGGGCTTCGGTAGGCCTCTTTTCTGATAAAATACCGGCGTTTACTCAGGAGACGGCTAGGTTGCGACAAGTTGTAAGTGTTATGGGTATTAATGTTATTAATTCAGCCACATTTGGTGCTTTGAGTGAGAGAGAATTAGACTTAGCTCTTAGTTTAGATATTAATATGGGTTTACCTAAAGATGAGCTGCTAAAACTTTTAGACGACAAAATTGCTGCCCAAGAAAAACTTTACAAAGAAGTGGGTTATATGGCTGAACGATTAAATAGCGGTAGTATTAAATATAGTGACTTCGCAAAAGAAAACATTCAGAACCAACGTCTTTTTGATGCACGAAATGTAACCAGAAAAAAACTGGATGTTAAAGATAAAGTCTGGAAAGAAATGACTAAAAAAGAAAGGTCAGCTTTTGATTAACCGAACCCCTGAACAACAAGCCGCAGTGGATGCCGCTACAATAAGAACTGGAATTACGCCA